TAATAAAATGACCGATTTGGTTTCCACGACGAATTCAGAATCCAATATAATCTATAACATTCCTCCTTTGATATTGACAAATGAATTTGAAAATATAGAACCTGAAGAAATAATATCCATGGATATAGACGAAGAGGAAGAAGAGGAAGAAGAGGAAGAAGAGGAAGAAAAGGAAGAGGAAGAAGAGGAAGAAAAGGAAGAAGAGGAAGAGGAAGAAGAGGAAGAAGAGGAAGTTTTTGAAATTGAAATAGACGATGTAACATATTTTGCGACTGATGAAGAAAATAGTATATTATATGAAATAAAAGATGATGGAGATATTGGTAAGAGAGTAGGAATAATTAGAGACGGAGAACCTATTTTTGATTAGTTATTTTCATAATAAAATATAACTTTTAAAAAATAAATAATATTATAATAAATCGAATTTATTATAATAAAACAATTTAAATAATAATTAAATGGTAATATATAATGTATATTTTAGGTATAATATTAATATTAATAATGTTATTCGGTAAAAATAAAATTTTGTTATATTTTAAAATAAATAGTGAAATATATATGATTAATTTAATAAGTGAATTAAAATATAAATTAGGTTTATTAACAATAGATACATCGTATAAATTATTGTATTGTTTTAGTTGGTGTCAACTTTATTCATATAAAGTAAAAGATTATATTAGACCTAAATTGAAATATATAAATTCATGCTGCGATAAATATTTAAAGGATAAAGGTTGGATAATAGAGTCATCGCATAGACAATTAATTATTATTGATAGCAATGGAAATGAAATACAAAATATATATATAGAAAATGAAGATAATATCAAATTTATAGAAAATAAATGTAATAAGTTAAATTATTCGGGACTAATTTTATTAGATCATCTTGATTATGAAAGTCGCGTAAATTATGTATTTTATGAAAAATTTCCAAATTCGTTTGATTATAAAGTATCAAATGTAAAATTTATAGCAATTGATTTAAATTTTAATAATAAAAATTATTTAATTAATTTAAAAGATAGTAATTATAATTATTATATTGTTAATAATAGTTTAAATATTTTTTTCTTTAAATATTACATTAAAAATATTTTAAAAATTGATTTTAAAGATGATGATTTTGATTATAGTGTTAATATTATTGATAACGATGTTAATATGATTAATTTATTACCATATCAAAGTATAATAATTAATGAAAATGATTATAAAATTTATCCTGTTGAAAATAAAAAATGTGATAATGAAAATTTTATCGATGACGAAATTGTTATTTATGATAAAATATCTAATAGTGGTTCTGATAGTTCTGATGATTATGTAAATCTTGAGACAATTAAATAAATTTTATATAATTTAAAGAATTATGCCTAAATTATTAAATATAATTTAAAATCATTTAAAAAAAATTGAAATAATTAATATATAATGGAAACCTATCATACAGATTTAACAATGTCTACTGTAAGTGTTTCTGATTCGTCTCAATCATCTCAATCATTTAATAAATTAAAATGTGGGTGGAACCTATGGGCTCATTTACCCCAAGACCCTGATTGGACAGTTAAAAGTTATAAAAAAATATGTAAATTTAAAACTGTTGAAGAAAGTATTGGAATCACAGAATCTTTACCTGCTGATTTAATTAAAAATTGTATGTTATTTATTATGAGAGATGGTATTACACCTATGTGGGAAGACCCTAAAAATAGAAATGGAGGTTGTTTTTCATATAAAGTATCCAATAAAAATGTTTATGAAGTTTGGAGAGATCTGACATATGTCCTTATAGGTGAAACAATAAGCACTAACAATGTTTTCGTCAATTGTGTGACAGGAATAACTGTTTCACCAAAAAAAAATTTCTGTATCATAAAAATTTGGATGACGAATTGTGACCATCAAAACCCACAAATTGTTACGAACGAAATTAGAAATTTAATTCCACAAGGTTGTTTATTTAAAAAACATACTCCAGAATTTTAATTAAATTAATATTTATTGCTTATTACTATTTAAATATTTTAATACTTATAAAATATAATGAAATATCCTTTTGTTATATTTTATCGTAAAGAAAAATTTAAGGATTTAGATAGTTTTTTTATTGAAAATTCATCTAAATTAGATTGTTCTATTTTTATTGCAGATTCTCTTGAATATGTTAAAAACTTACATAATTCTAATTTTCATTTATTACTCACATATGGAGGTGATAAACAGGAATATTGTAAAGAATTATTAACTATAATATCTAATGAAATGTTAATTAGACATATACATATTCCAGATAATGGTGAAATTTCAAAAGACGTTGTCGTTACAAAAGATGTCAATATATTTAATAATTTTATTAATACTATGTTCATTACTCTGTGTTCAATTGATCGAACTGTTACGAGGCCAACGTTTTCTCTTTTTACGCCATCATATAACTCTTACGAAAAAATATTAAGAGTTTATAATAGTCTTAAAAAACAAACATTACTCGATTGGGAATGGATTATTATTGATGACTCGCCGGATGATAATAATTTTAAGTTTTTAAGAGATAAGTTTTTACATGATACACGCATTCGCTTTTATCGTCGATCAGCTAATAACGGAAGTATTGGAAATGTTAAAAATGAAACAATTGGATTATGTCGTGGAAAATATATCCTTGAAATGGATCATGACGATGAATTAATGCCATATGTTTTACGTGAATCAGCTGATTTATTTAATTCAAATCCGGATATCGGGTTTATTTATTTTGATTGTAGTTGTATTTATGAAAATGGTACAAATCAATGGTATGGAGATTTTATTTGTAAAGGTTATGGAGGATATTATTCGCAAAAATACGAAGACCATTGGCGTCTAATTTATATTACACCGAATATTAATAATATCACTATGAGTCATCTTGTGTGTTGTCCTAATCATCCTAGAATATGGAGGAGAGATCATCTTTTAAAAATGGGAAGTTATTGTGAATATTTACCAATTTGCGATGATTATGAAATAATACTTAGAACTTGTGTTTCAACTAAAATTGCTAAGATACATAAACTTGGATATATTCAATACATGAATGATTCTAACAATAATTTTTCCCTAATTAGAAATTCTGAAATAAATCGTATTGGACCAAAATTTATTTTTCCAAATTATTTTAATAAGTTTAAAATTAACGAAATAATGAATCAAAAAGGAGCGTATGAAGATGAAAAATATATAATTGAGCATTCTAAAATATGGGAAAGAGATCAAACAACTTATAAACATAAATATTGTAATTTAATTGTTAATAACGACTATGATACACAATTTTGTATTATTGGTTTTGATAGTTTATTAGCAAATATTAATGAAATTACTGAACTATACAATAATCCGAGAAACGATTTTATTGTTTTAGAGAATAAATGTTCTCTTCAATATTTACAAGAAAGGATAGAACGTTATAATTTTAGTCGTATGAAATGTTATACTCTAATTGATACTCCAGATGAACAACTAATTAATTATTTTAAACTTCTATATTTATCTGTTTCAGATTATAAAATTATAAATGTCAATATACAGAAACCTATATTTAATACAAATATGTCCAAAAGATCTGAAATTATCAATAAACTAACAAATAATTATGATAAATATTTAGAAATAGGTGTTGAATATGGAGAATGTTTTAATGAAACGCATTTTATTAATAAAGTCGGAGTTGACCCTGATCCTAAATTTTCTCCAAAGGGTGATCAAAAATTATTTTTGCTAACGTCTGATGATTTTTTTAAACAACATATAACGTTAATGAGTAACGATACTAAAAATGTTAATCCATTTTTTGATGTTATTTTTATTGATGGAATGCATCAAACCGAATATGTGTTACGCGACATTAATAATTCAATGCAAGTATTGAATAGCAATGGAGTTATATTTGTTGATGATATTTTACCATTTAATTATAACGAACAACTCAAAATACCAATAAAACATTATTATGAAAACGGAGTGCTAAAATACGGAGAAAATTGGACTGGAGATGTTTGGAAGGTTATTTATCATTTA